CTACAATATTAGTAAATCCTGCTGCGTTAACTGCGGTAGCTACTCGTGTAGCATTCTCGTCAGCTGCGCCAGCACCTTGGAAACTTACAGTCTTATAACTGTATGTGCCATCTTCGTTATAATCGCCCAATACATTGGAGCCAACTAGACTCTCGGCAATTCTAAATGTATAACTTGTAGCATTTGTAAATGTATTGGCAATAATTCTATTACTAACAATAGAACACTCTCCGGCTGCTGCTCTACGTAAAATTTTAAAATTACCTAACATAGGAGTAGCGTCTGTGCCACTATCTTCTGTATAGTTTGCTTGTACATAAAGAGCACCTGTTGATAAGTTTGCTCCGCCGCCTGCTTTGTCTAAATTAAAAATAGCATCATGACCGTTTAGGTAAATTGGGGAATCTACTGCTACCCAAGCCTCTGTAGAGCTATTCCAACGCTTTACTCTCCAACGTGCGCCTAGGTTAGGCTCAGTGGTCTTAATCCATACTGATCCAGTTGGGCGAGGACCTGTTGTAGTGCTCTTCCATTGAGGTACATCAGTGTGCTTGCTGATATTCATTTTAGCACCGTAGTATGTTCCGGTCTTAATACCTAAAGCACTTGAAGCTACAGAAGCAGCTACTAGTGTTCCTTGTAGACCAGCAGCGATTGTAATAGCGTTAGATGTTGTACTATCTCCACCGCTAGAAGCCATACCATTGGTATAAATTTCTAATTTGTTATTATATGCTTGAGCATATACTGGGCCAGTACCTGCTCCAAACGCATTATTGATATCTGTAGCTAAACTTGCTACTGTAGCACCACTGGCTGTAACTAGTACACCATTGATGTAAAAATTATCGCCTGCTGTGAAAGCTGGGTTAGATACTGTACCTGCTACTACAGCAACAGATTTGTGCCAATCTTCACTGCCTACATTAACCCATGTACCTGCTGGAACGCCTGCGTTAGCATTTCCTTTGCTCTTGTACCATAATGTTCCTGGATGACTAGTTGTTAGCGCAGGAGTATCCGAATCTACATCTGTCATTACAATAGCATAGTCGCCGATAGCACCAGAACTACCTAAAGGACCTTGAGTTGAAAGATCTACTTTAGTTGAATCTGTAATAACTAGTGGAACTTTGTTGGCAAATTTTTGACCGCCAGTTGTGCTGATAGGAGCACCGTTCCATTCAAAAATACCAAATAATGTAGTACTAGTGTCCATCCAATGTGTTCCGTTCGCTGGTAACGCGATTGGAGGATCAGCACTGGCATCTAATTGTGATAAATCGATATCAGCACGTACTACAAAAGCACGATTGCTGACGCCTAATAAGCTATAAGCAGCTTGTAATCCATATTCGTTTTGTTCGCCAGCATGGATAGGATTATTACCAGCATCAGTTTTGAAGATTGGGTCTCCAAATGTGTCTGCTAAATCTCTCTGACTAGTTAATAAGTAAACTTTTCCGGCATTAGCTTTAGTTGTACCTGGAGCGATTCCAGTGCCTGCCGCGTTAGATTTGTTCTCCGCTGAAGCAACAATAACTAATGGTGTTGTTCCAGGTTCAGCTGGAGTGTAAAAAGACTCGTCAATAACTTTGACTTCTACGCCTGGTGAACTTAATGCCATCTTGCATCTCCTAATTTGGTGTTCTACTATTATTTATTGGAAAAACGCAAAATTGGCTACTTATGCCTTGAAGAAAAGGGGACGAAAAGGTCCAGTATAAATATTTTTATGACTAGACCTTTATGTATTTGTAATTTAAGACCTGCTGCTGTTAACTATGTGAAGAATGGAAAGACTTATTATCGCAAAAAGTGTGAAATGTGTCTTAAACATGGAGGCACTGCTCACGGAGTACCTAAGTGGTACAAAGACGGATATAGACAAAAGTTAAATTGCGATAAGTGTGGATATAAGAGTAAGCACAAAGAACAATTTAACGTGTTTCACGTAGACGGTAATCTGAATAACAGTCGTACAAACAATCTTAAAACAGTGTGTGCTAACTGTCAGAGAGTCCTACATAAAGAGGGCGTTCTATGGCGCCAAGGCGATCTTCAACCTGACTTCTAAGTTGATTGTATAAATCGTCTATAGTTCCGTTATTATCTATTTCGGCATCGATGTGTTTATTGCCTACCCAGCTGAATTCGCTGGCGTGAACTTTATCTCTATCTAACTGCATTTTGCTCAAGGACCAGCGCATGTTTGTAGGACCTTGATTAAAATTTACTGCGTATTCGTACCAACTAGGATCTGGACCGCGCTTGATTCTAAATACTTTACCGCCAGCATCTTTAATAGATTTAATTTCATTAGTGAATCTAACGTCTGTGATAACCACATTGTCGGCGGTTTTTCGAAGTTTATTTTCTAGACTAGCTATCCATATATCGCTATGGAATCCATTGCGGCAAACTTCGGTGCCCCAGTATTGAAGTATATAACGAGGAGTAATAGGTTTTCCTAATCTCTCTGACCACCAAGCATCTTCTTGCTCGCGCCACTCTCTGCTTTCTTTTGTGCGTCCTTCTAAAAGAGTCCTGTCCCAACCAAACACATTGGCTACAGCATCTTTGAGTGTAGCAGCAAAACTGTCTCTTCTAAAACCGTGAAAATTAACAAGATAGTCCGCAGCAGTATCTTTGCCTGAACCAATGAATCCAACAAATCCTATAATCATAGTGTCTCCTAGCACTATAATTTATTACAATTTTATTATTATGTCAAGAGATTAGACGCCGTACTTGTTCGTTTTACGAGCAGGTACTGGGCTGACTTTATTAGTAGTATCTAATTCCATACTTTTCATATTACCTTTGTTTAGGTCTTTATAGTCTGCCCCTACTGCCTTAGCTGCTTTTTCGAACATCTGTTGTTCTACTTCTGTGTAAGGATGAATAGTTTTCTTTTTTCCGTGCCAGCTTTTTCCGTCGATATTAGGCACTGATTTCCCATCTGTGCTAGCCATAGCCTGGCCTAACTTAAAAGCAACATAATCGCTGTTTGCTTTTTCAGAATCTCCGTAGATGTTGAGTCCTTTAGTAGACTGCTTTTGTCTTTTAGTCGGTTTTGGTTGCTTAACTTCTGTGATAATATCGTAGATTTTCATATTAACCAATGATAAATGTATACCCTGTGCCACCAGCGACCAGTGTTTCAAGTTCTTTTTCTAATTTTTCTACTTCTTCTTTTCCTGCTGATTTTAAATCAGCACCATTTAATTGCCCGGATCCACCAGGCCCAGCAATAGCTCCAAACTTACTACGAGCTTCACCTAGCATCAGTTTACATGTGGCCAATGTGTAATCCTTGATCCATTGTTTAGCTAAGTAGTCTTCGATAATTGTGTAATCAGGACGGTAGTTCTGACACCTCATCATAATAACTTCGCCTTCGGTAAAAGGACGTTGTAGAATTCTTAAAACTTTACTAGTAGGAATCCATTGAAACTCGATATAGCTTCCAAATATTTTACCAACCATTTCTTGATAGCTAGCAAACATATAGTATGTAGCAATGCCGCCTAACATAGTACTGTTTAACAAATATGTATTTGTATATGCTAGATTAAAAGGCTCAAAATTAGTACCAGTTCCTCCACCAGTTCTTGATCCTAGTGTGCGTCTAAAAACGCTTTGAACATTTACTATTTCTTGAGGTAAAACGTAATCGTTTTTATCTTTTTCTAGGGTAAGAAACACATAACTTTCTTCGACGCTGTTTGGACTGCGCTGTCTAAATTTTGTCAAAGCCTTGTCTAATGCTGTTTCGTAGTGTATAGGATCTAGTTCAACATCGACCATGCCGTCGCCTAGCATGACACGACAATAGTCGTAGACTTTTTGCTTAACTTGTTGTGGATTTGTACTTTCTATTTCGTTAGTTGGCATATAGATCTCCACTAGTATTTATTCGCTAAATATTGTACTATGCCACGTATATCACTGTACCGCCCAGAAAAAGGGCATGATTATAAATTTATAGATCGCCAAATTCGTGAAATGTTCACAGTTGGTGGCACCGACGTATATTTACACAAGTATTTGGGTCCTCAAAATACGCCTGTAGATCAAGCTACGGCAGATCAGCCACATTATGATGTAATTAAAGAGACTAATATTCAAGATCTGTTATTTTTAGAAAATCGCGACAGGAAATACAGCGAAGATATTTACAGAATACGTGGACATTATCAAGTTCAAGACTTAGACTTCAATCTAAGTCAATTTGGTTTATTTTTAGATAATGATATGGTCTATATGACTGTACACATCAACGATTTTATTACGATTGTAGGAAGAAAACCCCTAGCAGGCGACGTATTAGAATTGCCGCATTTAAAAGATCAGTTTGCTTTAAATGACTATGACCAAGCTATGCCAAGATTCTTCGTCGTCGAGGACGTAAATCGAGCCGCTGAAGGATTTAGTGTAACTTGGTATCCTCATTTATACAGACTAAAATTAAAGAAAATAGCCGACACACAGCA